GTTTCGCTGTCAGCGAGCCGCTAAGAACGACATCGCCTACTGAAAATTTATAAGCCATTAAAAAACCCCCCATAAAATAGTTTTTTTAATGAAGTTCACAAGTGAAGCATTACGCGCACACCCATCCCTTCATTATTATGTAGTGCCTCAAATCGCTTAAATAGTTAGCATATAAAGTATTTACTTGAGCCGTTACAATAAAGATGTATAGACGCATAAGGAGACTGCAAAACTACTGTATTTTGACCATCTATTGTATCCCCCCCCGAAGTTGAAACCAAAACATTCTTACTGCTTGCTTGGCCACCTTCATCTTTTATTACATAAGTTTGTCCATTTTGCATCAAACTGGCACTAGGGAGGCTCACTGTAATGGGGTTTCCAGTATCGGCTGTATTGACGCCAATATAATAATCTGTGGTTGAAGCAAGATAACTACTACTCACTTCCACTCGACTCAACTTTAAGCCCCCCTCAAGACTTAAAATTGAAGAACTAAACATAAGGTCTGCAGAGCCGCTGATCCCTCCTGAATTGATTGCAAATTGCAGTGCATAATTCGGACCTTGAGCATCGGCTGCACTAATCCCTGTTAGGCGACTCCCATCTCCCATAAAAAAAGAAGCTGAAACTCCGGTGCTAGCTGTGAGTTCGCCTACGATATTAAGAGTATCACCGTCGAAAGTGAGGTTGCTTTCGCACGTTAGCACATTTGCATCGCCGCCGACATTTGTAATTAAACTATTATTTGTGGCATTCGATACACGAGGAACATTGATAACCGCAGCCCCATCAGATGTGCTTAAATTTCCCGAAACCACATTAACTATAAGGTCTCCAGGCAAATATTTGTCTGCTGCAATTACGGTGCCAGATAAAACATTATATGCCATGCGGAAAGCCTCCTATTCTAATTAGAAGACGAACCAATTGCTACCATTTGAATATAAGCTAATAGCAGGATTTGAACCAGTCATCAGATAGGAAGAAGCGTGATCAATTAAAAAACCAGAAGCAGCACCAGTAACAAAGATACTACCAGTCCCTCGGTTATTAAACTCATCCTTGATTAGTAGAACACGACCGGTATTGTTTGTCGATGGGGCAGGGAGGGACATTGTAACATAATTACCCCTTCGGACGCCTAGAATATAATCCCCGTCAACAACACTATACGAGGCCGCTGAAACACCAGTATAGTGCCCAGCAAAACCTCTCACATAAACTGCCTTTTGACCCACGGAAGCGCTTAATATATTTTGATTAGAGGTGTTCGCGATTACCAAACTACCTGTCCTGATGTGGACATCATCGTCTGTATTTCCAAAATACGTGGAACCAGTAGCATCTATATTCGTGATATTGTCAAAATGATAATGACTGGCTGACAAAGTTCCTGTTAAGATCATTGTTCCAGTTAGAAACATTGTATTGGAGGCACTATAGAATGTCAAGTTAGTCGAACCAGTGGTGTGACCTCCACCGGAAGCTGTCACAAACTGCAAAGAATAGGCTGGTCCTGCCGAACCAGAGCCGGTGTCAGTAGCACCGGAGCAATTAATATATGCCCAGCCAAACTTAGCCATTCAATTATACCCCTACGGAACCAGAGAAATTCAATCCTAAGCTTCCAGAAGTTCGTCGAGGAGGGATGGTGGTCAACCCGGCAATGATATCGCATGTTCCAGCTGTGCCGCCCTCAGCACGCAAATAAAGAGTGGAAATCTTCATTTCATAAATATCAGATTTTCCATAACCATTGGAGCCACTTGGGTTTACTGTGAAATAATACTTGTCCCCTTTGCCTGTTGACTTCGCACCCACCACGCCAGCGGCTGAGAATCCAACTCTCATTGTGCTCTCCCCTTTGTTGATTACCTGAAACCATCTGGTAACATACGGAAACTCCACTGAGCGGGCAGCAGACAAATCATAATTTACACTAGCACTTGCAAATGGTCTTCCGCTTACTTGATAGGCAGGAGTGTGGTTGATGCCAACTTCAGCCTTCCATGACATTGCCATTATAAAACCTCCAATTTTGTTTACAACTATAAATAGTCATCTATTTTTTCTATTACGAATTTCTATCATTCTTTGCCTCTTTCTTTCTTCTCGGAGGCGCGTTCTTTCGGCTCGTCTTCTCTTTTCTCGCTTAGCATCAGAAGGTTTTGTATAGTAGCGACGTTCTCTTGCTTCTTCTACAATTCTTTCTTTTTTACACTTTTTTATGAACTTGCGAATCATCCTTTCGGTATTATTACCGCATTGCCGCAAGTTAACAGATATATTTGACGATTTCTTCATTTCATTGCTTTCCAAAGATTAGATGTTCCACCAAGTAAAGAGCTAATGTCTACACCCGCATCATTAGGGTGACCTAAATCAACGGATCCCGGCTTTGGTTCTGAAACGTCATAATTTGTCATGGGCTCTGTGCCTTCAAACAAGTTGACTCCGTTGTATGCTTCAGAGCCAATAGATTGCATCAGCTTTTTGCGGTGAGCTATAAGTTTTTTATTCGTGTCCTTCGTTTGTCTTTTGATTCTCTCGTTTTCTTGAACTCGTGATGGCCTCTGCTTTACTTCAGTCATCAGGTTTCCTTGCATTCCTTTTGCTACTTCGGACACTATATTGGACAACATTCCTTCTTCCAGAAGGACTTCGTGAATGCACTCTTTAACGAGAGGTTTAATTAATTGTTTTAAATCACTTTTATTCATTGTTTTTCTTTTGTAATAGGTTTATTGCTGCCTGTAAAATGGCGATCTGTTGTTCCGGAGAGGTCCCGCCGACCAGCCTGGCTTGGCCTATGATACGCTTAATCTTAATAGGATTATAACGGGATCGCGGCTCAGGAGCGGGGGTTGGCTCAGGAGCGGGGGCTGGCTCAGGAATGGCAACTTCCTGTCCTGTAATGTCTTTCACATTGAAACCAGCGCGGTTTAAAGAGTTTTTGATTTTTATCAACTCGTCGTCGGTATCGGGAGCATCTCTTAATATTTTCAACAACCTAAGTAAATTGGGTTCGCTGTCTTTATCTGGTTTGAACGGAATGCCCCCCTTCACACCAGTAAAAGCTGCATCGGATTCTTCCATTAGTTCATGTCCACCACGCCGAATCATGTTTTCAAACTCTTGAGCTAATGCTTTTTCACTAACCTTATCGATGCCTTCATATCGCAAGGAGTCTGTGGTATTGATTTTCTTCATCGTGCGAACAACTTCCATCATATAACGAATAAGTGTCGTTAGTTCTGTTTGAAGGATTGTGCCTTTGTCGTCGGATGAGTCATCGGCAGTGGCGATGTCTCTCCACTTCTTTTCACGGGAACCGCCAGCCCAGTCGCGCCAGCTTTCAGTCAACAATTGCTGCTTTGTATAACTCGACCACTTACTCATCTTCCAGGACCTCGTTCAGTAATCGATTAATCCGGTCTGCTTTGGTGAAAACTGTATTGCTAAAGTTTTTCGCCTCTTTCATCATAAATGCTCCTGGCGTCGAAGGCTCAGAAACAAAATCAAAACAGATAAGCTGAAAGTCTTCTTCAACTGTTGTGCGCCCGTTGCTTTCAGTAACGGAACCCATCCCTCTCGATGAAATACCCAATGTCACACCAGACTCCACAAGAGAGCGAAGAATCTTTCCAGATGGAGTATCGAGAACTTTCGCCTTTCCCATTACATCTTTACCATCCCACCACACCTCAGTAATCATATGAGAAGCATTTTTGAGATTGATAACAGAATCTTCAGGATGATCGAGTTCTCCCAAGGCTCTATTCTCTTTAACAAGCTTTTGATAATTCTTCATTTCTTTCATCAGAACATTATGTGGGTATACACGACCGTTTCCATTAACAGTATCAGCTTTCTGCATTACTCCGGACAGAATCATCCCGCCATCTGCAACAAACTGCTTTTCCTGCTCATTGAGGAGATCCTTGCAGACGCCCCCCTCACACAGTGCATAATATTCTCTTAATACTCTTTTCATTTATTAAAACCTTTCCTTTATTGTGCCGGCGCTACCGGCGCGACTATGCAACCAGATTTGCAAAGTCTAACAGGCTGAAGCATCCACTTCTTTGTCCATGTGTTGTTCATTTTTGTTCTCCACAAGTTTTCTGTAATTAACCCCATCATCTCCGAACACCATATTCAAAATATAAGATGTCCCAGAAGACAAGCCTCCAAGAAGAAGGAAATTAATTAGACTAACATCAAAATTAAATAGTTCTGTAAACGGAGAAAGCAATACCAAAAACCAACCAACATGAAAACCCATACACATTGGGCAATGAAAAACCTTTCCATAGCCATGGTAGTCTTCTTTCGATGGTCTAATCTTTTGTAAAAAAGGCAGATCGCTATAAACTAATATTTGAGTGAGCCCGTATGCACACAATACAAATGTCAAAAGTTCCATTTACAACTCTAAAGTGTATATAAATAATTCATTGCGTAAGGATCTCTTACGAAGCCCTTACGAATAGAGCCCTGTTTGACTGCTTGAGGGACTTCCCCAAGCTCAGTTGAGTCTTCCTTATCGGGATCTATATATTCATCATCTGTCATCGATATAATGGCTTCAGTAGACTCAAAATAGGGGCGTTCTTCTGTGATAAAATTAGAAATGTTTATCAAAGTCATCTTGGCTGCACTCATGTCTTCATTGACTGGCTTTTCCATTGTCGCCTCAAAAGAGCCATAAAAAGATCCGGCCTGTATGGATTCTGGTATTACAACCCCTCTTTTTCTCAAAAAAGTAAAAAGGCGGTTTTGTGCCCCGTATACGTAGTCTGAAATCACCTCTTTAGGGAAAGCAATAACTTTATTCTGCTCAGCGGACAGCACAATGTCGATATCCCCATGATCAAATATCATAAGGTCTCCGCTAAGACTCTTGCGAATATCCATTTCAAGGGTGACTAATTTCTTATTAGCCTCGTTGCCAACTCTAATTGTTATCGCCATTTTGGATTTCCTCCACCAATGCCTGGGTTTTCAAGACTGTCATTAAAACATCTTCGCTGATGTTCTTCTTGTGGTATGACTGCAATTTTTCAACAATTCGCTTTGCTTTTGTCAACATCTCACCATCACCTTTGATATCTTCATGGTGATAAGCTTCTTCCACACAAGTCTTTAAACGACTAATCTCGGTATTCAAAAACGTCTTCAAGCCCAGCCCGTTGTCCGCAAAAGAAGCAATATAGTGAGTAAGAAGAACCTTTTGCTCGTTCAAAAGAGTAGTTTGATATTTGTCATTAAATTTGTCAACAAATGTTTTGTAAGTGAGGTCATCCACTGGATCGGTGGATTCCTTTAAATTCAAATTTTTCATTTGCCCAATAATCTCTTTTTCCAGGATAACTTTATTTTTCGGAGAAGTCTTAGAGGAGAACATCTGGTCAATGGTAGCCAGTGTCCTGTAGTTTGGCACAAAATTATTATAAACCTCGGGAGAAACTTCTTTATTGATATCGTGAATCAAGTCGGTTTGCTGTTTGAACAACCCATTCGGATCAATCATCATCTTCTGCATTCGAACTTCTTTAATTATCTTTTCAGCCATCTCTTGATCTATGTTTTCGTTTTCACACAAAGAACGATAGCATTGCAAATCTTGAACCAACAAGCTTGAAGGCTTAAAATGTTTCTTAATGATGGAGAGCACCTTGTCTCTTTTTTTGTGTTCTTTCTTGAGAATAGCAACTGTTGCTTCCCTCACGAGAGCCTCGTAAACAAATGCAGTATTTCTTTTTTTATTATGTTTCGTTTTCATTCTTTTGCTCCAACATTGAATTGCTTTTAGCTTCCAAGCCCTCTAACAAAGAGCGAACTGATTCGTTAACTTCAAATAACTTATCTTCCTCCGTCTGCTCTCTTGTTTTGTAAATAGACTGCTCCCCCTCATAAATACCCACATTTGCACCAATAGGCTTTGCTAGGCTTCCAATTTCAGCGCCTGGAAAGACGTTTCTTCTTCCAGAGCTGTCCTTTTGTCCGGAGGATGCCTTCATTGAGCGCGAGCGTGGCCCACTTCCGGAACGCTTATCATTTCTTCCGTTCTTTGCATAATAACGCTCCCCCCTCCCATATGTGCGAGGAGAATTTCGTGAACCCGGTGGGACTGCCAATAGCGGAGAATCATCCTCTGCCTCGCCAGCTTCGGGGCCTGGAGGGCTCGCATCATCAACTCCAACATTTCCAGCTGGAATCTCCTCTGGTCCACCGAGATCCCCACCAAGGTCACCACCAAGGTCACCACCAAGGTCACCACCGAGATCCCCACCAAGACCACCCATTGCACC